TTCAAGATGAGGTTGTTGACTTCATCGATTTAACGGAAATTAATCCGTTTGGACAACCATAATGTTATCTGATCAACATTTTTATTATTCTCTCACACGAAAGGCTGTCATTTTATTTGGCAACATGTTCAATAACATTTCTGTCATTAGAAAGAATCGTGATAACAATGATGAAATTGAAAGATTTAAAGTTCCGTTAATGTACGGGCCAAAAGAAAAGTATTATGCTCGTCTGCAACAAGATCCAGATTTGCAAAAGCCTGTTCAGCTTATTTTACCTCGTATGTCATTTGAGATTAACTCAATTACATATGACGTATCAAGAAAGCAAAACTCACTTCTTCGTGCTGCAAGAGGAAATAATTCTACCAGAACATCATCACAATATATGGGCGTTCCATACGATATTGGATTTACTCTTGAAATCTACACAAGAAACATTGATGATGGTACACACATTGTAGAACAGATTTTACCATACTTTAATCCAGATTATACAATCTCTGTTAATCTTGTACCTGAACTTGGTTTTCTAAAAGATGTTCCAATCATTCTCAATTCTGTAGATAATTCGATTGAGCATGAAGGTAACTTTGATGCTATTCGTATGGTAAATTGGACACTTACTTTTACTATGAAAACTTATTACTATGGTCCAATTTCTAATCCAAAAATTATTCGCAAAGCTATTACCAATATCAACGCTGATCCTTCTATTCTTATAAATGGTAATCTTGTAAGAATCAATACAACACAAGGTAATAATGGTACATACAAGCTTAATGATGTTGTATATCAAGGAACATCATATGAAACTGCTACCGCATATGGTGTAGTTGAAAATTGGGCAGCAAATACAGGTAAACTTGTTATTGGTGGAACACAAGGTAACTTTAAGGTAAATAATGTAATTCATGCAGTATCAACTAATGCCGCATATAATTTAGCCAGCTTTGATATTAGCACACTTAAATATGCCACTATTGTTGTTGAACCAGATCCACTCACAGCAAATGTTGGAGATGATTTTGGTTATACAACTACAATAACTGAATGGCCAGAAACTAATACTTAATGGAGTATGTTATGAAAACAAGTGAAGTATTCTCAGATGCATTAGGTATTGAACCTCCACAAAAACAAGAAATTGTTGAAGTCGTACCTGTTATTGAGTCAAAAAATGAAATTGACTTGACACCAGATGCGGAAGAAGATTATACTTTATCACGCAATACTTTCCGTCAACTTATTCGTAAAGGTAATGATGTGATGGAAAATCTCACAGATTTAGCTAGAGAATCAGAAAGCCCAAGAGCATATGAAGTGCTTGCTACTATGATGAAGACTATTGCAGATACTACTAAAGATTTGTATGATCTACAAAAGAAAACAAAAGAACTTAAAACAAAAGATGATGTTAGACCTCAAGATGCACAACGAATTTCTGTTGAGAAAGCAGTCTTTGTTGGTTCTACTGCGGAACTCCTAAAGAGAGTGAAAGGTAAAACAGATGAAGACGTTTAAAGATTTTATGATTGAATCAAGAGAGATTCGTAAAGCAAAAAAACTTGCAAGACAGTATGAAAAAAGTTTACCTCCTGAAGCAAGAGCAGGAAAAGCTGAATATAAAAGTGGCGACATTCGTAACTGCACTACAGGAAACTGCGCGTGGCATGCCAGAAATTTGGTAGACTTTGCTCGGAAAAAAGGTGTTAAAGCTGATGCTATTGTTATGCAAAATACCAGAGATGGTGGTGATGATCACATAGCGGCCAGAGTTGGAAATACAATTGTTGATCCAACACATTATCAGTTTAGTAAAAAGAAACCAAATCGTCGTGGCGCACAGATTACAAGAATGCGTGACTTTAAAAAGAATTATGGAAAACATGGATACAGTGCCGACAGAACAATGACTGGTTCTGTTAAAGACATTGAGAATACACCATATGAAAAAGGTGGTGCAGGTGGTCCACTTACATATCAGCCACCAAGAAAAAAAGATAAATGAAAACGTTTAAGCAATATTTGAGAGAACAAAAAGAAAGTCCAGCGCCTCAAGGAGTAATCTTTAAAGGTGATAAAGTTGCTTATGTTGGCGAAGAGCATGGTACTCCTATAAAGTTAAGAGATGATCTTCTAAAAAAAGTTCAAGCAATAGGTAAACAATATGGCTATTGGTATGAAGGCATTGGCGGTGGTGTTGACAATAATATGAAAAACTTTGGCAGCAAAAAAGACTATCAAGGTTCATGGGATGAAGATGAGTTTACAAAACAGATTGAAGGATATCCATCTGAATTTCTTTACGTTCTTTTTGCTAATACGGAAGTTAACCATCAAAAAGAAAACATAACAGATCCAAAACTTTCCATATTTGATAGTATATTAAAAAATCAAAAAAAAGTAACTTTCTTTAAAGACAGAACTTATGATGCAAAAACTCTTAAAAAATTCCTTAATGATGCATCGGAATCTGATACTGATTTCTTTAAGATGAGTCAACAGTCAGCAACAAAAGAAAATGTAATAAAGTTTATTGATAAGGGTGAACAGCTATCTTGGCCAAAGAATTGGGAAGAATATCCTTACAATGCTGGAAAACAAGCATATAAAGCTAATCTTGCAAGAAATAAGTTTTTACTTAGTAGAAAAGAAGGCGTGTATTTTGCTGGCTCAGGTCATCTAAAAGAACTTTTGCAAATAGATAAATCATTAGAATTAATTGGTGGTGAAAAGATTGATTAAAGGATATAATAATAATCCAAATCTACCACGTGAAGATTATGTACATTCATATACTCAAGAAGAAATTGATGAGTTTATAAAGTGTGCAAATGATCCTGTTTACTTTGCCTGCACATATATTCGCATTGTTAACGTTGATCATGGCTTGATGCCATTTAAAATGTGGGACTTCCAGAAACAAATGTTGGAAACATTCCACAAGAATCGCTTCTCTATCTGCAAGCTTCCTCGTCAGGTAGGTAAAACAACTACATCCGTAGCGTTTCTATTACACTATATCCTATTTAATGAAAATGTCAATGTTGCTATTCTAGCTAACAAGTCTGCTACTGCCCGTGAAATTATGGGTCGTCTTCAGCTTGCGTTTGAGTATCTGCCTCGTTTCCTTCAGCAAGGTGTTAAAGAATGGAACAAAGGTTCGCTTGAGTTTGCAAATGGATCCAGAGCGGTTGCTGACTCCACATCTGGTAGCTCTGTTCGTGGTAAAACTTTCAACGTCATCTTCCTTGACGAATTTGCGTTCGTACCTAACAATATTGCCGAAGCATTCTTTAACTCTACATATCCTACCATTTCTTCTGGTAACACAACCAAAGTTATCATTGTTTCTACACCAAATGGTCTAAATCTATTCTATCGTATGTGGCAGGATTCTATAGAAAATAGATCAGACTATATTCCAATTGAAATTCATTGGTCAATGGTACCTGGCAGAACACAGGAATGGAAAGAACAGATCATTCGTAACACATCCGAAGATCAATTCCGTCAAGAGTTTGAGTGCGAGTTCATTGGTTCTACGAACACCCTTATTCATCCATCCAAACTCCGTTCACTTGTGTTCCACAATCCAGTAAGACGTGATGGATTACTAGACATTCTGCAAGAGCCAGAAAAAGACAAAACTTACTGTATGACGGTGGATGTTGCTGAAGGCCAAGGATTAGATTACTCAACTTTCTCGATTTTTGACGTTTCGCAAATACCATATAGGCAAGTTGCTAAATATAAGAATAACAAGATAACACCACTTCTTTTTCCTACAATTATTCTTCAAGCAGCACGAATGTATAATGATGCCTTTGTTCTTGTGGAAATTAACTCAATTGGACTACAGGTAGCTGATATTCTACATCATGAACTGGCTTATGAGAATTTAATCAAGATCCAAGTTAAAGGTAAACAGGGGCAGCAATCTACACCAGGATTTACCAGAAAGATTGCTTATGGACTTAAAACATCAGTCCAAACAAAGCAGATTGGATGCGCCAATCTGAAAACATTGATTGAGTCTGATAAGCTTATTATCAATGATGCTGATACAATTATGGAACTAACTACTTTTTCAGCCGATAAAAAGTCTTTTAAAGCTGAAGAAGGTAATAATGACGATTTAGCTATGACACTGGTTCATTTTGGCTGGTTGACTTCTCAAAGATACTTCAAGGAAAATATCAAAAACGACATTCGAAAGGTACTCCAAGAAGAACAACTTAACATTATAGACAATGATATAGTTCCATTTGGTATAATTGACAATGGATTGGATGATAAGATGGAAATGGATAAAAATGGTGACGTTTGGTTTGAGGATAGAGCAAAAAGATTCCCATTTGATGATTATAACTGGACTTGGCGTGAAAAGCTCTAAAACTATAAATATAAAGAACTAGAATAAATTTTCTATTAAAGGAGAAAAATCAATGGCTTTTCAATTATCTCCAGGTGTAAATGTCTCTGAAATCGACCTAACAACAATTATTCCTGCTGTAGGTACGACAGAGGCTGCATTTGTTGGCAAATTTGTATGGGGCCCAGTCAACGACATTGTAACTGTATCCAGTGAAGTTGACCTGGTAAATACCTACGGTAAACCAGATTCCAACACCGCAATCGATTTCTTTACCGCAGCAAACTTCCTAGCTTATGGCCGCAATCTTAAGATTGTCCGTGCTGCTGCTCCAGGTTTGTATAATGCAACTTCAACAGGCGATAGCCTTCTCATTAAGAATAATAATGATTATGTTAATAATTTCAGTTCAAATGCATCAACATATGGTGCATGGGCAGCTAAGTATTCAGGACAATTAGGAAACAGTTTAAAAGTTTCTGTAATGGCCTCTTCAAATTCCAATGTGTTCAGTTCTTGGGCATATGGTGGTTATTTTGATGGTGCACCTTCAACATCTACATATGCTATTAATAGAGGTAGCACAAATGCAGGTGATGAAATGCATATTGTTGTGGTTGACGAAGATGGTCTATTTACAGGCATTGCAAATACAGTTCTTGAAAAGTTTGCGTATGTTTCTAAGGCTTCTGACGCCATAAGAGATGACGGTTCTTCAAACTACTATAAGAACGTAATTAATCAATCTTCCAAGTACATTTGGTCCCTAACTCATCCTACTTCCAATGCTCTAAATTGGGGTACTGTTGCAACACCAAATCTTGTTTTTGGTTCAGCTAATGCAGTCGAAACAATTTCTCTTGCAAATGGTACTTATGGCCAAGCAGTTACAGCAAACGTAACATCTGCTTATGATAAGTTTAAGAATGCAGATGAAACAGACATTTCACTTGTTCTTACTGGCGCTCATGGTAGTAATGTTGCAACATACGTTATCAGCAATATTACTGAATATCGTAAAGACTGTATCGCATTTATCTCTCCTGATCTAACAGACGTTGTAAACGTACCAGGAAGTGAGGTAACAAATGCTATCACAACTCGCAACAAGCTAACATCCACTTCTTATGCCTTTATGGATTCAGGATGGAAGTATCAGTTTGACAAGTACAATAACACATATCGTTGGCTTCCACTTAACGGTGACATTGCTGGCCTTTGTGTCAAGACAGACTATGAGCGTGATCCTTGGTTCTCACCAGCTGGATTTAATCGTGGTCAAATCAAGAATGTTGTAAAACTTGCTTGGAATCCAAACAAGACAGATCGTGACAATCTCTATAAGAGCGGTGTCAATCCAGTGGTAACGTTCCCAGGAGAAGGAACAATTCTGTTTGGTGACAAGACAATGCTTTCTAAGCCATCAGCATTTGATCGCATTAATGTCCGTCGCCTATTCATTGTACTTGAAAAAGCAATTGCTAGAGCAGCTAAGTTCTCACTCTTTGAGTTCAATGATGCCTTTACTCGCGCACAGTTTGTCTCTCTAGTAGAGCCATTCTTAAGGGATGTACAGGGTCGTCGTGGTATCTATGACTTCCGTGTTGTTTGCGATGAAACAAACAATACACCAGAAGTTATTGATCGCAACGAATTTGTTGGCGACATTTATATTAAGCCTGCTCGTTCCATCAACTTCATTCAGCTTAACTTTGTGGCTGTAAGAACTGGCGTAAGCTTCGATGAAATTGTTGGTAAATTCTAATAAATAAGGAAACGAGGAGATAAAAAATGGCGTTTAATATTAATCAGTTCAGATCCGCGTTAGCCTTTGACGGTGCGCGCCCTACATTATTCGAAGTGAGCATGAATTTTCCAGCCATCACTTCAATTGGTGTTGGTGGTGATGGTCTGGGAGTTTCTCAGCAATTCAGATTTTTCTGCAAATCAGCACAGTTGCCAGGAACAACAGTTAATGCTATTCCTGTCAACTACTTTGGTCGTGAATTAAAGTTTGCCGGTAATCGTCAATTCCAAGAATGGACAGTTACAATTCTTAATGATGAAGACTTTAAGATTCGTAATGCTTTTGAGCTATGGCTTAATGGATTAAATAATCACAGATTTAATTTGAGAGATACATCATTTAGAGGTTCAACTTCATATAGCACACAAGGTACTGTTACTCAGTTTGCTAAGACAGGTGAAGCTCTTAAGTCTTACACATTTGTTGGTATGTTCCCAATTGATGTATCTGCTATTGATGTTGATTGGAGTTCGGTTGATTCCATGGAAGAGTTTACAGTAACCTTTGCCTATCAGTGGTGGGAATCACTTCCTGGTTCTACTGGTGGCACCGGTGGAGCTCCTCCAACCCGTAACGTACCTATCATCTAATAGTCTTACTATATAAGAGAGGGGGGAGAAATCTCCTCTCTCAATAATCTGGAGAATTTAATGGCGATATCTTTGTTTGGTTTTGAAATTTCACGAAAGAAAGATCAAGAAAAAGATGAGGTTCTAAAATCATTTACACCGCCGCAAAGTGACGACGGTGCCGTAACTATTCAATCAGGTGCTTATTATGGCACCTATGTTGATTTGGATGGTGTGGTAAGAAATGAAATAGAACTTATTACTCGTTATCGTGAAATGTCAATGCAGCCAGAAGTGGAATCAGCAGTTGATGATATCGTTAACGAAGCAATTGTTTTGGAAGATAATGCACAGTCTGTAGAAATTAACACAGATGATTTAAAGCAACCAGCTTCTATTCGTAAAAAGATCCGTGAAGAATTTGAAGATATTCTTCGTCTTCTCAATTTCAATAATATGGGCCATGATATTTTCCGTCGTTGGTATATTGATGGAAGATTATTCTATCATGTTATCATCGATGAGAAAAGACCATCTCAAGGTATTAAAGAGATTCGTTATATCGATCCTCGCCGTATCCGTAAGATTCGTGAGATTCAGAAGATCAAGGATGGCGGCACCGGAATGGATGTTGTCAAGCAAGTAAAAGAATATTACTTGTATAATGAACGTGGTGTTGTAGGCGCACATTCTAATCTTGGTACAAAAATTTCCACTGATGCTGTCATTAATGTAAATTCTGGCCTTATGGATGCTAAGAGAGTTATGGTTCTCTCATATCTACATAAAGCTATCAAGCCATTCAATCAGCTAAGAATGGTAGAAGACGCAACAGTTATTTACCGTCTCTCACGCGCACCTGAGCGCAGAGTATTCTATGTTGACGTTGGTAATATGCCAACAGTTAAAGCAGAACAATATCTTCGTGATATTATGGTCAAGTATCGTAACAAGCTTGTCTATGATTCCACAACAGGTGAGATCCGTGATGATCGCAGACATTTATCAATGCTTGAAGATTTCTGGCTACCACGCCGTGAAGGCTCAAGAGGAACAGAAATTACAACTCTTCCAGGCGGCATGAATCTTGGTGAGTTGGAAGATGTTAAGTATTTTGAAAAGAAGCTATACAAGGCTCTTGGAGTTCCAGTTTCACGTTTAGAACAGCAATCTGGTTTTTCTCTAGGTCGCTCAACAGAAATTACAAGAGATGAGCTTAAGTTTAATAAATTTATTTCGCGTCTTCGTAATAAGTTTTCAGTTCTTTTCGATGATTTACTTAGGGTACAGCTTGTCCTCAAGAAAGTCTGTACAGAAGAAGAATGGCAAGAATTTAAGGAAGATATTTGGTATGACTTCCTTAAAGACAATAATTTTGATGAGCTTAAAGAAGCTGAATTAAATACCAATCGTCTTGCTCTTTTACAAGTTATTGATCCATATGTTGGCCGTTATTTCTCTAAGGAATGGGTTCGTAAGAAAGTTCTTATGATGTCCGATGATGATATTGAGGAAATTGACGAACAGATGGCAGCAGAGGCCGAAGCTGCTGCACCACCAACAGATGCTATGGGTAATCCAATTGATCCTGCTACAGGGCAACCAATGGTACAACCTGGTATGGATCCTAATGCAATGGCACAGCAACAGCCTCAAGTTGGTGCAGCACCACCACCTCCACCAGGAGCCGGTATGCCACAAGAGCCAATGCAGCAACAGGAACAATCTAATTTACCTTCCAAGTTTGAAGTACAGCTTGGTGAAGTGGAGTTCCTATAATGAAAAGATTTAGATCACGCCTCACAGAAGATTTAAATGCTGCACTTGTAGAACCTACAACACCAGCAGCAAAACAGGCCAAACAGCTTGGCTTGCAATATGTTGGATTTGGTAGATATGAAGATCCAAGAACAGGGCAAGTTTCACATATTGTCCAGAACGATAGACTTGTTCCATTTCAAGCTGCTATGAAAACGAACACATATCAGCAACAACAAACAAATGATATTGGTAATTTTACTAAATCACTTGATGATAATACACAACAGCTTAATACTATATTATCACAAGCTTATCCACCAGAAGCATTTTCAGAAGATGAATTGGATGCTATTGCTGAATATACTGATTCCGCATTCTTTGATATCAATGATAAATTATATTCTATGCCTTTAGGTGTATCAGCAGATGAAATTGTTCCTCAATATAACGGAGATATGATACCAGAATATATTCGTTCACTTGATAATGCAATTGCAAAAACTCAAGCACCGGATAACTTTGTTGTATATACAGCATTAGGAAAAGAATATAAGTTAGATGATTTTGCTATGGGATCAACTTTTGCTTTTAAAGGATATAGATCAACAACTATTAATCCTTCTATTGCATTAAATTATAATCCAAGAGTTGCTGATTCAGGAGCAAAAAGAACTATATACGCTCTGCAAATTAACGTACCGGCTGGCGCACAAGGAATATATGCGGAAGACGTATCAAGAAATCCTGGAGAAAATGAATTTATTCTACCTCGCGGTAGCAAAGTTAGAGTTATTGATGGTCCAAACAAATTTGTTGGATCAAATGCTCAGTTTAATACGAACAGTCAAGAAGTTTATTTTTACAACTGCGAGTTAATTTTAGAATAAATAATTAGATTATAATAAAAGGAGTTAGAAAATGGACAATACGATTAGAGAAGCTTTGAATCGTATCTTAGAAAATGATCTAGACGGAATGAAAACAGCTTTTAATACAGCTATTACCGAACGTGCTGTAGATAAGCTTGAGGAACGTAAGATTGCAATTGCTTCGAGTTATTTTGGTAATAAGAAGTAAGGATTTACATAATGAAAAGCATTAAAGATATCAGAACTAATTTAGAGAATCTTTCTGAAAGTTTAGATTCTACAAATGATACACGCAAACTAACAACATTAGTTCGCGCTGGTCTTTTTGATGCTCATAAATTGACTATGTTAAAACGCGCTCTTAATAAAGATAATACTAAAATGACAAGAGCGGAAAAAGATGCTCTTATTCAATTATTGGATAATCTATTGGACGTTGTTATGTCCAATCAAGGTACATTTACCAAAGTTAAGCAAAGTATTCACGAAGAAATTGATCCTCCAACAGAAGAGGAAATTAACGAATCTTCAAAGTATGAGTTAAAGCCATTTGATGCAAAATCAGAACGTAAGAAGACAGACGTTGACATAACAGTTCTTCCTACTCTTATTATAATGAAGCGCAGAGCTATTCGTGTATTCCCAGATGGCCAAAAAGTTGCTTTATATTGGGCAGATCGAATTAATAGATATATTTCAGTTCCATTTTCATCAATTGGCTTAAGTGAAGAAACAATTGATGAAATAACATATCCTGGAGAAAAAGCTATTAAAGATATTGCTAAGAAAGCTGCTGCGGCTAAAATGGCTGCTCGTAAATATGGTATTACTAATGATGATAAAGATAATCGAGATGCAGTTATTGCACATAGTAGTTATAAAAAACATCTTGATAGTTTAAAACACAGTAAAGGTGGAAATTATCAAGATGATATGGTAGATGCAGTTGCTAGAAATATTGAATCAAGAATATCTAAAAGAGATTTAGCTAGAAAAGAAAAACTAAGAAAAGGTTATGAAAAGAAAGTTGAAACTTATAAAAACGAAAAAGAAATGAGAAGTCCAAAATCAGCAGTTAAAATTGGAATGAGTCATGGTCTTGCAGCGGGGGCTGGCGCATTAATAGGTTCTGGCATTCGCGCATTAATTAAGCCAAAACCAGTTGCTCCTGTCAAATCAAAACGTTTGGAAGAATCTCGTATTAATTTTAATAATAAACTAAATCAAATTCGTCAAAACAAAATTAATGAAGGTAAAGTAAAAGATTTTGCATTTGGTGATGAAGATGATTTAACACTTAGTTCTGTTGCAAAAGACTTAACACCAGGATTAGGTACGGCAAGAGCAGCAAGCAGAACTGCTAATTCATGGAAAAAAGGTAATTATGGAATGGCAGCTCTTAATGCGGTTGATACCGCAGCAAGTGGTGTGAGCGATGCTGCTTTGGCCGCTGCACCAATTACTGGCGGTTTATCCGCACCAGTAGCAGGAGTTATTGATGCTGTTAGAGGTGGTGTAAAAGTTGCATCTAAAATTGGTGCTAGATTATTAGCTCGTAGAGCAGCAAAAAAAGCTTTAGAAAAAGGTGCAGCTAAAACTGGTGAAGAAGCTGCAATTAAAGCGGCCAGAAGAGCGGCCGCTCAAAAAAGACTTAATCGTATAAAAAGCTTAAAATGGGCAAGACGTGCAGGGCTTGCGGCAGCTGCGCTTGGTGGAGGTATTGGCGGTAGTGGTGGTGGAGATTCAAGTTCTTCAACTAAGACCGATTATAAAATACCTCAAAATAAAGCACAAGCTTTTGCTGGTGCTAAAGAAATTAAGTCAATTGATCCTAATGCTTCTTCTCACGAATCTGAGCCAGTTTCAACACAAACACAAAGAGATAGACAAAGATCAAAAAGATTTGAATATGGTGATCGGAAAGCAATTAGTGAGGATGAAGATAATCCTAAACCTTCCAAATATAAAATTAAACAGGTTAAAGCACAAGCCTTTGCGGGTGGTAGAGAAATTACATCTGTAAATCCAAATAGAAATGCAGGTGGACATCTATCAACTATAGATCGCAGAGATAGACAAAGATCAAAGAGGTTTGAATATGGTGACCGTAAAGCCATTAGTGAAAATAAAATTGATATAATTAAAGCTTTAAATGAAACCACAAATCTTGTTTATGAAGACGGAACAGTGGCTGTATCTAAAGTTATGGCTCAAAAAATTGTTGAGATATATGACAATTTAAACTTTAAAAACAAGAAGCTATTTATGGAAATGATAAATAAAGATAAAGACAGTTTTTCTAAAATTGCAAAATTTGCATTGACTAATAAGGTATAAATATGGCAAATTTAATAAAAGAACAAAGAATAGTTGATACCAATAAAAGAGCATTACTCAAGTATGTGTTTATTGCCGATGGTTCAGGTCAAGAAGCAAACACAATTTTAGTTAATCCTCAGTTCCTTGCTTTTGCAATGAATGCTAATAACTATATTATGTCGTCAAATACTCATCCAAAATCATCTTATAGAACAACAATCAAACGTGTTTTTGGTCAAGCTAAAGCTAATGGTTATTTTAAGTTACAGTGGCAAAATTCCACTAACTCTGAAATCCTTACAGTAACAACTGGTAATTTTGACTATGATTTCCAAAGCATGGGCGATGGCGCAGTTATATTCAATCCAGAAACCGCAGCCAATAGCAGACTTCTTATCTCTACAACAGGTTTAGTTAACAATGACGTTATGACATTGTTTGTAGACCTTCGTAAAAATTCAGAAGACTATGACTCAGGACAAACTGCTGATCCTGGTGCATTTAACTGGAATAAGAGAGGGGTATTGTCATAATGTCTATTATCTCACATATCTTAGATAAGAATTACAATTTGGCCGAAGAAGCTTTTGAAGAAGTTATTCAACAAATTGTTGAACGCAAGCTTGAAGAAAAAAAGAAAATGCTTGCGGCTAATGATATGTGTGGATGTGGATGTGGCGGCTATAAGTCTTGTATGGTATCTGGTGATCCAAAAGATGATTTTGTCAGTTCTCCTTCTACTGAAAAAGCGAAGAAAGGATTGACTATGGGTGAAGAAAGAGGCTTATGGGACAACATCCATGCAAAGCGTAAAAGAATTGAACATGGTTCTGGTGAACGTATGCGTAAGCCTGGATCAAAGGGTGCACCATCAGATGCGGATTTAAAAAATTCACAGAATGAGGAAAAACTAGCTGGTAACTCTGGTGATAGAACAGGCAAAACTTGCGAGAAATGTCATAAAGGTAAG